ACCAGGGTGCGGCCCAGCTCGACAGCGATCTTGGATTTCTGGGATGTTGCCATTTGAAAATCTCCTATGTGGTTAAGGTGTAGGGATCGCCGATATCGGTTTCGTAGGTCACCTCGATGGATATGCCGACGGTCAGCACGGTTTTGGACAGATCCATGTAATCATCGATGCCGCCGTTGACGTAGACCATGTCTGACGCACCGGAAGGGGTTGAACTGAGAGCGGCCGTTATCAGCTCGCCAAGCACCGCCTCGGCAAGCTCCGATGGGTTTTTCGTGCCGATCCTGACCAGACAATAGATGTCGACCTGCATGGAGCATTGATACGACCCGTATGCTGTCCGCTCGACCTCTTCCTGCCTTGGCATGACGGCAATAATCGGGAATTCATGGACGCCCGGATCGTAGTTTTCATAGCCCCGCACAACCGTGGGCGAGCCAATCACCGTGAAAGAGGCATACCCATCCAGGGTCGTTACAATCTCGGCAATGATCTTCTCTCGTATCGTGTCCGCCATCAGGCAATCCCCTTCAAAACCACATCAACCTCATGGGCAAAATTGGTGCTCAGCTTTTGATCGGCCGCCTTCTGCAGCCGGGCCCAGTTCTCGGGTGTGTTGTAGACGATCTCCGGGTGGGGCGCCGAAAACGTATCCAGTCGGGCCCGGGATCCGATCTTGCCGCCGCTTCCCGGCGGGCCGTATCTGCCGTAAAGCTTCTCATGCTGGCCCCTGGGATTGCCCGGGCGCCGAAAGATGATATCCTTCCCGGACCGTTGCCCGGGTGCTTTGAACGCTCTGGGAATGAGCTTGATGCCGGTCGACTTCTTGACATTTACGGACACGCCCTTTTTCGTTTGCCGGGTACCGGCGATGTCGGTCAGGTGGACATGATCGCCGGTTGATTTGACGGATGAGGACAAGTTGGCGTAGGTCGCCTTGTTGACGGTAATACGCTTGCGAACAGCTGCGGCCTTGTAGTTGTAATCCCGGCGAACGAGCTTGACCATTTCGGTCTTGGTGTTGTTCGCTGTTTTGTTCAGGGCCCGGGAAAACGCTTTGGGAAAGCCGTCCTTGACGCCGTAAAGCATCAGCTTGGCTTTGCTCAAACTCGACTTGTTCAGACTGACTTCCATTTATTCGGCCTCCACCGATGCCTTGCCCTCGTATTCCGTCCACGAGTCCGGATACTCCGCCATCGACCGGACCGTGTAGTCTGTGCCATCGATGGTGAATGTCTCACCGCGTTTGACCTTGCGGTCCAGGTTTGCCCGCTGGTAGCTGATCGTGGTTTGCGGCTCTGCCACCTGGACGGATCCGCCCGGCTGATAGCTGTTGTCGACATTGAGGATCACGTTGAAGGTATCCGGATCCCCGGTAAGGGGGGTGAATGTGGCCTCGACACCGAACTTTTCGGTCGAGTAAAGATTGGCCAGCGCCATTTTGGCAGCGTCGGAAAAACTCACTGGCTACACCTCGAATTTCCGATTGATCAGGTCCCGCCGCTCCCGCTGCGCCTGGACGGCCTCGACCAACTCGGCCTTATCCATCTTGTACTCACCGGTAATGTCCTCATAGCCTTTTGCCTCGGCGAGTAATTCGGCCTTGGTCATTTCGGACACAGGCTTGATTTCTGCGGCTTCTTCTTTCGGCAATTCGGTTGTGTCGGCTTCAGCAGCGGTTTCCAGGACTGTTTCAGGCGGCTGGCGGCCTTTCAGGTCTCGGCAGGCCAGAACCAGCTGGTACCGTCCACGGTTGCGGAACGTCCGCCGGCGCATGCCGGTACCCAATTCTCTCACGTTGTCGATTTTGGCTTCGGTAAAGGCCACGAATCCGCCGGCGATCAATACCTCTATGGCGGATTTTTCCTCGTCGCTCAGAAAGTCGGCAATTTCCATGGTATCCCCTGAGTGTCGGGCGTGAAGAGCCGCGCCCGACAGTTATGCGGTTTTAATGTTGGACATCAGGTATGATACGGCCGCGGCGATATCGGAGAGCACGTTGCCGTTTTCGTCGTAGCTCTTGAGCAGGCGCTCGTCGCTGTCGTGGCGGACGCGCACCACGTCACTACGGCTGCCTTCCTCGCGGTAGCTTTCCACCACCGGTTCGCCGCTGCCCGGGGACTCCTCGGTCCAGATGAAGCTGCGGCCGATGCAAGGATCGGAAATATCCGGTGCGCTGGAACAGGTTGTCAGCATGGCATACTCGTTGTCCCAAAGATCCGCGATCACCGAATCCTGGCCCTTGTCGGCGCTGTCGTAGACCGCGCCCCCGACCAGAACCCGTTCCACATCAAAGACGGCGGCCAGCTGCTGAGCGGTCATACGGTTGATGTCGATACCGGGGAAGGTGTAAAGCAGCCGGTCAACGAGCTGATCGCAATTCCTCACCTTGGTGAAGGTGTAATAGCCGATGATCAGAGTATTGGGCAGCATGCCGCACTGGCCGCGGACTGCCATTTTGGCGTCGTTGACATCATCGATGGGGGTAGCCGTGGCCGGCTTGTCCCACTCGATTGAAACGGCATTGGGCGTGAAGTTGGTGGCGTTGAACACCTTGGCGGCGATGCGCTGCTCCAGGGCCAGGTCTACGATCTTGGTGGCCCGGCGTGTGGCCACCACTTCCGCGTCGAAGAGGGTGGCGTAAAGCTTGCGCTCCCGATCATCGATCTTTTCCTCCCAGCCGTTCTCTCTGGTAGCGTAAAGCCCCATCTCGAACTCCCAGTCGCTGGAAGGGTATCTTCCGCGCATGGCCCGGCGGGTATCGTGGATCTTGAGCATAACTTCCTTGGGAATCACCGGATATTCGGCGCTCTGTTCCCGCATGGGGATGAAAGGCATCACCCGGGTGCCGATGGAGCCAGTGACCGCCGTTTCCCGGAATTCGCTCACTACCACGGACAGATCAGGACGGCTGACCGCGGTGTTGCTGGTTGGTTGAGGCATTGTTCCTCTCCTTTACGATGTAATTGAAAAAAAGGATTTCAGGCCACGATAAGCGCCGGCCGGTTAGGTAACGGTTTCGGTGTCGGTATAGCCGTAAGGCAGAACCTCGATGATGCTGCCGTCGCCGCTGGCCGCGGCCATGGCCATACCAATCTTGCGGTAGGTGCCCGCGCCGGCCGGCAGGGTCTGGATTTTACCGTCCGCGGCCGCGAATACATCGGCGCCCTGGGAAATGGCGCCGGCGGCGCAGATCTCCATTGTGCCCTCCTTATTCAGGGGGTTGATGGATACATCCTCACCGCTTTTGACGTTCAGTTTGGTGGCCCCGACGGGGTTGTCGGTGCTGGTGGCGGTATTGTAGATCGCCTGTCCGCTGGAAAATTTGACCAGGCGGTGGTTGACCAGGTCGGCACCGGCCACAAGGCTGAGATCTCTTCTTTCGGTCATGACTGCTTCTCCTTGGTTGATAGGTTAAACGCCTGCCATGGGCGGACCGGATTAGTTTTCGCCCTGCCAGTTGGCCTTTTTTACATACGCCTGGTGCAGCTTGGGATGACTTTTTGCCACCTGCTTCATGGCGTCCGTCTTGGAAATTTTCTTTGCGGTCGCGGTTTCTTCGACCAGGGCCATGAAATCCTTTTCGCCGCCATCCCCCTCCCCTGCCCCGGGGTTCTCGGCGCCGGCCTGGGCGATCGCAGCAAGCGTGCCCTCCTTGGCCTTGTTTATGGCCTGCTCTTCCTCGCTCTGAACCGGTTCCGGCCGGATGGCCTTGTACTGCTCAACGGTTACGCCTGTGTTGATAATGGCCTCGAACTTCCCGGCAGTTTCCTCTCCGAAGTGGACCTTGGCCAGGCCGACGATGCGGTCTTTCTCGGCGGTGGTTGCTTCGGTCTGGACCTTGCCGGTGTCGACGCTGTCCGCCCCTTGCTGCCGGATTTCAGCGGACAAGTTTGGAAACATTGCCGTCAACTCGTCGGCAGTTTTGGGAGCAACAATTTCTTGATTTCCACTCATGGCGGAAAACTCCTTTCCAGGGGCTGCTGCCCCCACGCGTGATTGATAAAAATAAAGCCCGGATTTCGACGGCATGAGATCAGCCGCCGCCTGCAGAGCATCATCAAAAGTTCCTGTTCTATCGGCCAAGCCGGCGTCTACTGCCTGCTGACCAATGAACACCCGGCCGCCCGCCATCTCCTTGAGCACTATCTCGGTGCTTACGCCGCGGTTGCGGGCTACCGTTTCGGTAAAGATGTCGTAAATGGTGTCCAGTTCGGCCTGGATAACTCCGCGATCGCGGTCGGACAGCGGCTCGATGTCATTGCCCACCCCCTTAAATTCTCCGGCGGTGATCAAGGTCCGTTTCCAGCCGTACATTTCATCCTCTTTGCTCGTGTCCCAGTGCACATAGAGCACACCGATGGATCCGACATCGGTGGTTCTTTCGACGATCACCTTATTGGCGCCAGAGCCGATCCAATAGGCTGCTGAAGTCATCATGCCGTTACCGAAGGCCACGATTGGTTTTGTCTCACGGGCAGAATAAATCAGGTCCGAAAACGCCTCGGTACCGGACACGGTTCCTCCAGGGCTGTCGATGTCCAGGAGAATTGACGAGACCTTTGGGTCGGACAGGGCATTGTTGACGGCAAGGGTCAGGCGTTTGAGGTTTCCCCCCCCGTAAAGGAATGACCAGAAGCTCCTGCCCTTGGTGATGGTGCCGGTGATGGGGATCACGGCCACGCCGTTGCGAATTTGATAGCCGGCATCCTTATCCTTCTGGCTACCAACGGCCGCCATGTACTCAGCCACCTTTTCGGGGCCCACCGTGGCCATGACGCTATCCAGGGTATCGATGGCTTCCGGGCGGATCCCCCAAAAAAAATCCATGTGCTGAAGCCGGGCTTTATTGGGCATTGTTGTTTTCCTCGGCGCCTTTGTTTGTCGCTTTTTCGGGTTCCGGTTCAGCCAAAAGCCCAGCTGCCTTTCTGGCCGCCTTTTCCTCCTTCAACTGCCTGATGGTCGAAGCAAAATCACCGTCACCGTTTTCCGCGATGATGCGCGCATCTGTCTTGACGCCCATTTCTTTCAGGATCTTGTTGGCGTTGGCCGCCTTGATCGGCTCAATGTCTCCCTTGGGAGCCCCGCGCCAATCACACCGGCAAACCTCATGCATCCGGTAATAGAAATTGCGAAACTTCAGTTCGTTGCGAAGGTAGGCTTCTTCCTGGAGCATGGTGAAAATCGGTTGGCAAAAGTCGCGACCGTGCCAGATCCTTTCCATGGAGAACACCCGCCAGGCCTCAAGCATGGCGGACCGGAAGCCGGCGTGATTGACCCCTTCCACATCCTTGAAAAGCACTGGGTAAGGGATGTTGTTGCAGGCCATCGAGATGGATTTCTTGACTGTCTTGGTAAACGGCTCGAAGGTGGTGCCCGGACGATTGGCGGCAAGCAAGTGCGGTTTTTCGCCGGCGTTCCCGTACATAATCCGGCCCGGGTAGGTTTCCTCGTAACGGACCGTACGCTGTGCCCCGTTGTAATCCGTGTGCCTGGAAATATCCGTCGCGAACTTGGCCGCCAGGTTGTAGGGATCGTCGGCAACCTCGATGAAATAGCTCAAGGCTGCAGTGACCACATTGGATACCAGCTCCGCATTCAGCAGATCGTTGAAGTCACGCAAGAATTTGATTGCCGGGGCGAGGATCGGCATTCCCCTTACCTGCTCGGGATCCTTGCAAACAAATCCATGCAGAACATTGATCCGGTGTCCGGTACGGACCGGTTGCCGGAGAAAATTGGATGATACATCCGGGAGGTGGGCTCGGCCGCCGGCCGTCACGCTCTTCTTGATCCAGATGTATTTTGCCTCACCGTAGGGTCCCATCTCGATCCCGTCCCGGATATTGGAATCCTGGGATCTGTCCACCGGTGTTTTCACTCGCATCGGGTTGATGAGTTGGCAGGTAAGGTAATATGGGCGGATCGCCCCTTCATCCTTGATCATCGGCAGGAGGCAAAAGTATTCCCCATAGCGCATCATGGATACCTTGGAGAGATACTGGATGTGTCCGAAATGCATGCGTTGGCCGGCATCGGCAAAGGGCGCCCAACGGTTGAAAACGGCGGACATGGCGGACTCAAGCCGGTCTGCCGAGGATTGGGCGATACCCATTGCGTCGGCATTGATCATTGGCATGGGGAAAAGCCCGGGGCCGATCACGGTGGTAGCGAATGTATCGATGATTCCCGCGGCATGGGGGTCATTATTCGACAGGTCGACAGAGCGCTTGACGATATCCGACCGCTCACGAGCTTCGGCCTGGTTGGAAAAAACCTCCTGGGGATTCCAGTTTTTAAGGGACCCGGTTTTCTTGGCTGCATCCCTTCGCAGGGAATAAGAAACCGTCGGCCGGATGGCATCACCGTTCGGCCCGTACAAGATGGGCTTGCCGGTCATAGATGCCATGGCCTCGACGGCCTTGGTGAATATCTGCTGTTGAGCCGAGTTGAGCATCAATCCCGCCTTGGTATGCCGTGGTTGATGGTCAGACCTCCGCCGTTTTCACGTCGGTACCGGGCCAGGAGTTTTTCCTCACGGGCTGTCATCGCTGGCAGATCAGCCATGCGCCACTTCTTGCCATCAGGCATGGTTACTTCTTGTCCGGCCAGAACCTGCGTGATTGCCGATTGAAGTTCCTCGATCTGTTCAAGGGTGGTTTTGATTGCCATTAAAAAACCTCATGAAATGGACATTGCCTATTGTGCAATATTCATAACATGGGGTTTTGGCCGAAAATGAAATCGTGACGAAAAAGGGGTTAATCGTGACGAATCGGGGCGAATCGGGGCGAATTAGGACTTGACATGTTTTTTTGGTCAAGCTTTTGTATATCTCAATCTATATGTATTCAAGCCGAATTCAAGGTATGGTATTGATATCTGTAGCAAGGCTCTGAATTATTTTAAATTACCAGAATGTGGATATCTGAAATCAGGGCTGACTAATACTTGTCAGATAATCGAAGTATAGTTCACATGCGTTTTAGAGCGCAACGGGAAAAAGTAAGGTGCAACAGTTTATTATAATTATTCATTTGTATCTCTCGTAATCTCAAATGGAAGAGTACGATCCGCATGCTTAAATGTAATTGATAATTCTCCAAACATAGGTATTGCAGGCCAGTTTTTGAAAACCCAAATTTCAGGATTACTAATGCGATCCGCTGGCCAATTTAGATCGGATACTTGAAAATCCGTTACAGTACCAATTCCAATCCCAACAACAACATTATTTTTGTTCAAAACATATGTGTAATCACAGTTTACATTTGCTATTTTTGAGTGTTCATTAATTTTGAAAACAATTGGAATATTTCCGTTCGCACTCTCTATTCTAAGAGAGTCTATTGGGGTGTCTGGATCAATACAAAATTCAGGGAATAGTCTTCTCTCTTTTTTTAC